ATTGTCTGCATTTTTACTGTTTTTCTTTGGCTGTTAGGGATTAAAGTTCTATCTTTGTGGTCGGAAAGAAGACTTGTGGTGTGCTTCGGCTCACCAGTTGTTATAATGATGTGCTTCGGCTCGTCAGCTGAGTGAAAGGGTGTGCTTCGGCTCGCCTTTCTTTTTTTGTCCCTACCTCTCAAAAATCCAGGTGTAGCTGCCGTTGTTGATCCGTGTGCTGACGTGGAACTGGATGATCGGCGTGACCAGGGTGGTCTTGTCCAGCAGCTTGCGGTTGTCGGGCTTGGCAGACGAGAAGGCGATGCCGTACAGCAGGCGCACCTTTTGGGGCACGAGCACCTTGCCCTGTCTCTCTGCAATGGTGATGCGGATTTTGCCGTAGCTGGCCAGAAAGTTCCCTGATTGGTCACGGCCTTCCTTGACGAAATACCGCGCCTCATGGCGGTACCTCTGGTCGTCCTCATAGCCGCGATGGATGACCTTGGCATCGATGAGCACCGTCTCGTCGTTGCCGATGCTCACCGTGTCGGCCTTGCCGAGCACGTTCCAGCCCTTGCGGACGGGACCGTGTGACTTCTCGCCGCTGATGTTGACACGGTTGCGCTTGCGGGTGTAGCGGAACAGGTAGGGCGTGTAGCCCTTGGCGATGAGTTCCTCAGCGCCGCGCAGGTGCAGGGCGCCGGTTCCCTTGTTGATCTCGATGCCGAGGCCGTAGAATGAGCGGGATTGGGCGGTAGAGCCGCCGCTGCCGAAGACGGCCTGGCGCAGCTGGTTCAGCTGGGTGACCATGGCTGAGGTCATCAGGCCCGCGTTCTGGGTGTCGGCGCCTGTGAGGAAGAGGCGTTTCAGCACGATGTTCTGCTCGCCGGTGGCGACGTTGTAGCCGATGATCTCGAAACCGAGGCGGTCGGCCGCTGTGTAGTGCTGGCGGATGTCGTCCACGAGGGCGCCGCTGCCCTGCACCTTCTGCATGGCGGCTTTCAGGGCGGTGATGTCGGTCTTGGCGGCGTTCAAAGAGATGACATGGGCGGCTGTCATCGCACCGGCCTTCTGGTCGGTGGCGCCGTTGATGACCAGGGCTGCGGTCGCCATGGTCCCTGCTCCGTTGAACAGGTTGTAGCGGCTGGCGGAGAACACGACCTTGTTGGCGTCGCTGTTGCCCTCGGCGAAGAACTGCAGCACATTGCCCGCCGCGCCGATGGCGTTGAGCCTGGCGGTGTGCTGGTCGAGGATGTCCTGCATCTCGAGCACGGTGTCGGTGAGTTCGTCGTTCGTCTCACCGATGCCCTGGATGCGGATGTAGTCCTCGGCGGTGAGCACGCCGGCACGGGTGCGTGTGGCCGGGCCGATGGCGAGCGTGAGCGATGAGGTCGCCCCGTCGACCATGCTGCGAGCCATGAGCTGCAGGATGACGTTGCTGTGGTCATCGACGTTGCGCTGCTGGATGTCGTAGAGGAAACGGTACTGCTGGAGCGTTTCCTTCCAGAAGCGGATAATGTTGTACTCGGTCTCGCTGGTGGCGGTGGCCAGCAGGTCGGCGATGGCCTGGAGGATGGAGCCGACGGTCTCAGGCGAGATGCTTTCTTTCTCGGTCTCGACGCGGAATGCGGAGATCAACGATGTCAGTTGTTGGATGTCAATCATAATCAAAATAGCTTTGCGATTTTACTTCGCAAAGCTACTTTGATTGAGCGATGTGGTAAAAGACAAGAAAAATCACATCAAGACCGTCCCTTTTTAAGATGACTACTTTATAACCAACATCAATTTTGACACTTCTTCTTCAGGACCAAATGAGGCAGGCTCTTTCTGATTGTTTAAGTCATCAGGTATGCCAAACTGCTGTATGCCAATATCATATTTCAAATCTTCTTTTGAAATCTTGTTATAATAACCGGTTTTCCATTTTATTAAATACGATGTTCTATTATCTAACGTGGCAGTTTTAAGAATACCGGGCTTCCAAACAAATATACATTCGTTATTTTCGTTAATAGCCAGTTCTTTATCCCCAATATAAATGTACATGAATATTGATTGATTCAAGTGCTTATCAGATGATGGTGACAGATGCGAAAGGCCAGTAATAATCTCATCAGCTATTATTCTTTCAATAGCGATGGTATCAGTTACGTCAGTACAATCATTCAATTGTTTAATGTGGTTAAAATCTACAGTCACATACCTTTCGGTTTTCCCATTAAAAAAGTAAACTGTACCCAATACTTCGTTTTCAGGGATAGTGTGAACTATAAATAATACACATGACAACAAGAATACTGATACAATTAAAAATATTATGTTATTCTTTGATTTCATGAATTATCGTTATGGTTTTGTTGATGTGGGACCAACAGGAAAAAGGGACGGTTCTTTTGATGTATTATTTGTTTTGTTCTTGTTTTTTCTCCAGAGCAGATATAGTGCAACAATGGCTACCCCCAGGTTGATGAACATGAATACCTCGAGTATTGTCACATCACGGTAAAACGTCTCGATAGCTGCGAGATCCTCGGAAAACTCTACTTGATATTTCCCGTCTAGGGCAATGCCAAGGCACAACAAGCACTCGATTATCGTCAAGACGACAATCAAGATGATTAAACCTATTCTTTTTGTTGACTTCTTCATACTGATGGTTTTGTCTTAAAAAGTAATTTGAAGAGGCGGTAGCACAAGTAACAACTTAACAGCGCTATGACTATCAAAATGCCATCGATAATTATTTCGTCCAGTTGCACATCCATCGTATATTCTTCAGATAACAGAAATGGGATGTCTAAGAAATAAAAAAGCGCTAATGTCATCAAGATAGAAGAAATCATAAGCGATACACCAGCCCACTTCTTGTTATATACCAACCTTGGTATGCACATAAGAATAATGCATATCGGAATGACGATGCCTGTTTGAAATGCTATGCCATAAAGGGCACTTATCACCCCTAATACTAGGAAATAGATTCCAATACGGCGTATGCTTTTTTCAGTCTTTTTCATAATACTCTATTTCTAATTTATTGTTCTCCTATGACAAAGGCAAACAAAGGTTCCTTGACATTATTCTTCCTTTTGTATTCCTTGATAAAGGTTTCAGCGACATCGCAACTTCTATTGACGAACACGCCATCCCGTTCATTTTCTTTCTTATCGCAATACCAATTATCATAGGAGATTTCTATGCTATATCCCAGTTTCAAATAAACATCTCCGCCTAAGATAGGAACATTTGATTGCCTTAATACATCAACAAGCAAAATCGCTTGTTGATATGGAAAAGCGTAATTATCAATACCCATTTCTTCCAAAGAGAAGTATTTGGAAATATTAGCCTCTGTGGCTATTTTGATGATAATATCTTTGTACATCTTTTTTCAATCGGTGATAACGGCAAAATTACAAAAAATGTCACAATGACAATTTTTTCATTGAAAAAAAGCAGGCGGCGCTCACGCGTGGCCTGGCACGATACACATATTAATAAGAAGATATAAATAACAACTTTCAATGTTTACTATTACAACGCTGGGCAAAATCACTCATGATGCCTGCGAAGGCCTCTCCTACGTTCTCCTCGTAGAACTCTTTCAGTCGCATGACTGAGGCATAATACTTGCGGGAGAACCATCGGCGGCGTTGGCGTTTCTTGGCTCTGCCAAGATCGCCACTGTTACCTCGGGGCGTCTCGCGGCCCGTGCCATAGTCCTGCCACAAGCCGTATTCGAGGAAGGACTGGGACAATCCTACCTCGAAGAAACGACCGTCGGCACGCAAGGGTAAAGCCTTGGGCGATGCGAGCAGCGCCCCGGTATCGATGACGCCAAGCAGGGTTATCTGCTCCTGCCAAATCTTGAGCATGGTGTCGTTGAAGGCGGTGACGAACTTCTGGCGCTCCTGCAACGCCTGTTGTTCGGTAGGCTTATTCCCATTCATCGGCATTGTATCTCAGGTCGGTATAGACATCTACGGCTATCTGGAAATAAGCACAGGCACATCCGCTGAAGAAGTATCGGTCAATTTCGTTGAACGATATCCTCGGGTCGAGGTAGATGCAGTGCTGCTCCAGCTTGGTTTTCTCCAGGATCAGCAGCGACATGTACTGGCGGAAGAGCTCGCGCAGGGTCTCCATGCAGCGTGTCCGTGCCGCCATGTCGTCAATCTTGTGGCGCTTTGCCAGGAACACAGTCTTCACCCGACGGGTGTGGGGCGTGTTGTTCAGCTCGGTAAAGCCATTGGCGATGTCGCTGACGCACACGAAGGCGGTTGTCCGCTGCATGTGTGCCAATGCTTCCTCGAAACCGTCCAAGCCGCTGACATGGCAAAAGGTGAAGCGTTCACTTTTTGCCAAGCGGTTGGTCGCTGTGAGGTGCTCAAAATATTCTGAGGCATCCCAGATGCCCTGAGGATATTGCTCGGTCATTTGTTAGGGTACTTTTTATTGAACTCATCATATTCTTTAGCGAGTGCATCCAGCTCGGTAAGTGCCCGCCAGGTGTCTATGGCGAGCACCTCCTTCTCTTTGGTGACATCGCCCTTGGTCAGGGCGCGGATCTGCGAGTTGACGGCCTCGTACAGGATCTCGTACTGGGATTTGGTCTGTTCAAACATATTGCCATCGGCATCGCCTGCGTTGCTGATGGGCTTGAAGAAGTGTTTGAACTGACGGGCGAACATCTCCTTGAGTGAGGCAAACCAGTAGAACACGCCGATGCGTTCCGCCTCGGTGGGTGTGACCTTGGATGACTTATAAAGCTGCCTGGCGAGGTCGTCAAGCAGCGCGTCCTCCTTAGCCGAGAGGTAGCCCTGGTAGAGGTTGTCGCAGATGATGAACGTCTCGAAGGGGACTTCCTGAAAGTCTGCAGTCAATGCACGGTGTTTGCCTATTTGTGAGATGCGCACGGGTTTTGAGGGAAGCGAGTCAATCCAGTCGAGCGCAGCGATGGCCGAATTGACCTGCTCAGCCATGATGACAAATTCGTCATCAGCGAATTTGCACCACCATCCCTTGCCGTACTTGTGCATGACCTGCATGCCAGTCCAACGGAAAAGGCAGTAGGTCTTGACCTGCGGCGAGGGAAAGCCCTGGGCCAGCAGGCCGAACACGTAGCGCAGCTGGTGGTCGTCCAGTTTATCCCATCCAGTTGGGACCGTGAGGTTGACGTTGATAGTTTCAGAACCAGTAGCCATTTGCTCTCTTTTTGTTCTCGAACACGGGTGGCTCGAAGAGTTTGTAAGTGTTTGAGTTGCGGAAGTGCGGGAACGAGGTCTCGTTCTTGCGCATCAGGTCAACAATGTCACGCAGCGACTGAATGGGCACCTGGTTGCCCTGCAGGGCGGTGACAACGATCTGCCGCAGCTGCTCAATGACACGGGTATGGTGGGACGTGGCGACGGAAATATCCGTGAATGCGGACATGACCTCGCTACGGAACACGGCCAGTTGCTCGGGCGAGATGTATTCCTCGGCCAGGCGTTGCTCCACCTCAATCGCCTTGGATCGCAGGCCCAGGTAGTTCGCCCACCGGTGTTCGGTGAAACCGCACAGGTTGGCGAGATCTATGTTCGGGAACAGCGTTGCGCTGAACCATTGCCGCTTAGGACTGGCGCTCCATGTGCTGTTGAGGAACAGGTTGTGGATCAACTGCTCGATGGCGATATCCCGGCTCGTCTCCAGCGAGCCGAGGAGCCTTGATATCCTATGCGGGCTTGCCGGAGCGATGTTCTGGTTGCTCACGATGCCGAATCCGTTCGGCGTGAGCACCAGGTCCAGTGACGGCACGGCCCGCATGAACGCCTCATGGACTACAACGAGCGTTGCGCAGGTGCGCAGCGGCTCGGTCTCTTCCATGGCGAGCAGTTCGGGGGCGAAGTCGTCACCGATGAACTGGGTGAATACCCATCGTTCTGCCTGGTCTATCCATGGCATAATCTTGTCAAAGAAGGTCGTTTCGCCTTCCACGGTGTCGAAAGCGTTGGGCAGGTATCTGCGCAACTGCTGGTCATTGGTTATCAGTTTAGTTTCCATTTCAACCGAATAAATTCTTATAGTGTTCCTCGTCTCTTTTATCTATATCGGGATCAGTATGCTTGAGTTGTCTGAGCATCTCATCAACAAAGTTGAATACCCTTGTCACAACAACTTCTTCCCAAAAAACATCATAATCTTCGATTAAGTCTTCATTGGCCCCACTTACCGTTGTACCTTTGATGTTATCTAAAACGAGGACAACAGGTAACATGATTTTCGCCAATTCATAACGGCGCTGTTCCCAGTCAATTTCTTTCTTCTTTGCCTTTTTCATTTCTATTTTGTTTGTTGATGCTTACCTGTTTTGCATCCTGGTGTTCATCCAGCGTTGTCAGCTGGATGAAGGGGCAGTCGGGATAGACACCCGTCCAGCCGTTGAAGCGTATGACGATCTGATGGACCGTGAACAGCAGGTCGTGATACGGTTTCTGCAGGGCCTGGGCAATGGTGTACAATTCGCGCTTGTCGCTGCCCGAGTTGTTGCTCTGCGACTTCCCGGGCACGCTGCCCACCAGGTTGCTGTGAACGCGCATGGTGAAACATATCATGTTCACCGCCTCCTGGATATCCGTTGACCAGTCGCCGCCCTCCTTGTCGGAGTCGATCTTGTTGATGACGACCTCGTGCTGGACCTCACCTGTGGGAGCCACATAGAAGGTGGAGAACCACACCTTGCCAGCGTTCTCCACGCCGGTAAGGAAGTCGAGGATCTGCTGCTTCTCCTTGACGATGCGTTTCTGCTGCTCGCGGCGGTCGGTTATGCCCTCGCTCTTGAAGATGGAGTCCCAATACTTGTTCGAGATCTCAATCTGGTACTTGATGGGGGCGATGTTCTTCAGCTTGGCCTCCTTGGCCATGCCGATGAGCTGCTTGATGTTGTACCACTTGCCGCGGAACAGGGCGCCGTAGTACGGTATCGGGTAATAAGTGCTGTCGGGGGTCGGGACCCGCGTCAGCACGGCGAACTTGCGGGACTTGGTGCGGACGCGGCGCTTGCCGTCGTCACCGGCGATGCGCCCCATGCGTATCGCCAGGTCGCGCCAAGGCGAATTGATGTCGAGCAGGTCGATCACCTCGATATCGTCACGGCTGGCCACGGGCTGGCGCCAGTTGGCGTAGAGCACCTGCTTTATGCTGCCGTCCTTCTCCGCAGGGGTAAGACGGCAGTAGCAGGCCTCCTTGCGGATCAGTCGTACGATCCTCGTGCCCTCGGCATTGAGGATAACGACCGAGACGCAGAAGGCGAAGTGCTTGAAGTCCTGGCACACACCGAGGAAGTACGAGGGCAAGGCGTTGTCGAGCAGGAAGTCCTCGACCTCCCGCTTGACATCGCCGCCACACGAGTCGGTGTTGTACTGCAGCCCGCTGCCGTAGCATACCTCAGCGTTGAACATCTGGCAGGTGGCGAGGGTCTCGTCACTCTCGATGAGGTTGATGATGTGGTACGGCATGTTGTTATCGCTTCCCCATGGGATGTAGGACAGCGACTTGTCGATGATCGTCGGCACGATGTCCACGTCTTCCTTGAACACCTTGCCGCTGTCGGTCTTGAAAGCGGCCGATGCGTTGAGCACCGGGATGGTCTCTACTGAATTGAATTGAAGTTCTTCCATAATCTGAATGGTTATATATCACTTGGCTGCCAGTTGCTGCAGCCCTCGTCATCGTCGTGTTCCATGCCATACTCGTACATGGACACATCATAATCCGCGTCGAGGATGCAATGGGCATTATTTTCTTCGTCTCTCGCATAGCTCGCCAGCATATCCTCCGATGCTGACGGGTATTTCTTCCTGAGGTCAAAGATCAGTTCCTCGTCTGTCATGTTGAGCGTTGTGAGGGCATCTATATGCTCGGGTACGAGATTCGAAAACTGTTTACTGACCATCTTTCTGACATCTTCCCTACTCCTGTAATATACTTCGGGAAGGTTTTCCCTCGCGAATTGATTTATCTCATCGGTCACCTTAATTAGGTAGTCTATAATCCCAATTCCCTTCTCCTTTATTAAGATGGTTTTCATTACGACGTGAACCCGTTCTTTGCCCCATTCCAGATTTGTGTCAATATGTACCCCAACGCCCTCTTTGTCGTTCCAAAGAATAACAATGCTTTCGTTTCTTTCTACTCTGATTTTTTCCATGTTTCTAGTGATTAATGGTTTATATTATAAAAACACTTCCAGACCGTTGATCTCGAAGATGCAGCAGATGCGGGCCTGGCGTATCTGGTGCGAGTCGAGCAGCTTGAACTGCTGGGTGCCTTGATAGAAATTATAGCGCAGGGGGATGCAGTTGCGCCAGCACTGGATCTCCCCACTCTTTGTCCAGAGCTTCAGGTCTACCGGTTCGCCGGCCTTGAGCATCCTTCGTAGGGTGCTGATGTGGATGGATTGTGCCATAGGTCTTATTGGAATGAAGGGTCAAACTGCTCGGTGAAGATGCGGTCGTGATCCACGGACAGGTAATCTGTCGGCAGATACGTCCGCCTGTCTTGGTACTGGTAGGTGAACTTCACGGTGTTGAGTTCACCGTCCGCGTCGCTGATCTCGCAGGTAGGCTCGGTGATGAGCACAATCGGCATGCCTTGAGGTGTGTAGCCCTGCGAGAAGTCGGTGCGTTTGGTCGCCATGCGCACGTCATGGCTGTAGAACAGCTGCTCGATCCACCGGGCCTGCTCCATCGTCAGGCCCGAAGTCTCGACCTCGTACAGCTTCTCGTTCTGCTGGTTGTAGAACGTGGAGATGCGGTTCGTCACCGCGATTGAGCGGTCAACCTTGGGCTTGTGCGTGGTCACTGCCTGGAGGGCGCAGCACTCGAAGCAGTTGAACGCATTGCGGAAGTACAGCGTGAGGTTCGGCTCGCAGTCCTGCACATAGAACGTGAAGGACCGGGCGCCGACCTGGACGCTGCAGGCCAGCGGCCTGATGTGCTCCCTTACCCAGCCGTGGGACTCCACGGCATCGAGCATCAGCTTCATGGTCACCTCGATCCTGGAGATGGTGTCGATGGTGCTGATGGAGTTTTGGGGAGAGTACTGGAACACCCGTGGCTCAGCGTCATAGACGCTGGCCACGACACGGAAGCGCACGGACTCCTGGGAGTACGCTTTGCGGTAATAATACAGGAACTCGGTCGCCCCCGGCGCCATGAGTTTCCCTTCCATCGTGGTGAGGAAATTGTTTCGCAGGAACTCCTCGGTGTCGCCGGTGAAGTGCTGCTCCAGATAGACCGCCTGGAAGGTGGCCAGTGTCTGGGTTGTTCCGTTGTGCTTGGCCCTGAGCGTGAACGAGCGCAGGGCATGGCTGCCCTGGCGCATGTAATACTCGACAACCGAACGGATGTCGTGGACAATGATATTCCTTTGATACGGGATGTGTGTGGCCGAGAAAACCGTGGCCCCGCCCGAGACGATCGACACGACGGCCTCGTTGTCGTCGCTCGTCGTGAGGTCGAGGTCGGGAATCTGCGAGGAAAACATCAGCTCCTCGAGTTGGGTATTCAATGTGACTGACATATTCTATCGATTTAAGTTTGTGGCAAAGGTATGTTTGTGTCGTGGGATGGCAAAAGACAACGAAAAAGCCGGGCGTTCCCCATCGATGGGGGGCGCCCGGCGCCGGTTCCGATCGGTGGGCGATCGCTCGCCCACCTGCGGAACGGGAGGCCTTAAACCTCGTGCTCGATGTACTCGCTCAACTCCTTGAGGATGCCTTCGATGTCCTCGGCCGTGCTGTCATCGGCAAACGTCCATGACCTGCAGGCCTTGGCGGGCGGCTCGCCTTGGTGGGCGAACACCGTCCACCATGTCATCACCTCACCATCG